GACAGCGGCCGGGTTTTTGGTGTCCTCACTCATGAGCGTTGTCCCTCCGTGGACCGGACCGTCCTACGATCCACTCTTTAGACCCACTTGAAATTTAAGTCGGCTCTTTTTATAAAAACAGCGGACTAACAGTCGTCTTCGATTCCAGCGTGGTGCGGTTATAATAGGGAGAGCCCCCCCAGCACGTCGAGGGGCCCCTCCTCCTTCACTGGCTAGTCCCAAAACCCGCACGCCCCCAAGCCAATCAGCACCAGGGGGAGCGCCACGAGCCACGCACACACTATGACCGCGCGCCAACTCGGCGGGGCCGCTTTCGTCGCACTCATGAGATACCCCTATACTCAATGTTGGGATCGTGAGGCGACTGGAAGAGGGGGGCGATATCGGATTCGTCAGGCCCCAGGTAGATGCCGTTGCTAAAATAGCTGTCGACTGTGTGCCCCTCAGTGGCGTGGCCCGTCCCGGCTGTCCACCCCACAAACCGCGCGCGGCACGCTTCCACATCGTAGCGTCGTCCGATTACGAGTGTCCCTGTCCCATCGGCCACGCGCACCTCCCCGTCCGTGAGTCGGGCGATGGCCGCGCGCACCTCTCCGTCCGTGAGTCTGGCGATTAAGTTCTTCAGCATGGCCTGCACGAGATCCCGGACCGCGTACGGCCCGGTCTCGATACGCCAGTCCCAGCGCCCATAGTCCAGGTCGTACCATATTTTTGCGTCGTCGAGCTGCACGAGGAGAGCGCTTGAGACATTGCCCGTGTGATCCAGTGCGATGTCTAGTCCGTACGCATCAGCCGCGTTAAAATACACGCGACGATAGCCGTACTTTTCCCAGAGTCTGCCCTTCGCGAGGAGGAGCTGATCGAGTGTGTAGCACTTCGTCATGATGTCTCTCCTGGTCGAGCGCAATCTGGCCTCGTCAGTGCCCGCATCACGGGCAGTCCGGGGCGGCGCGGTCCCGCACCGGATTCGGCCTCTCTTCCGTCTTCTGTCACTCCTCGTGCTCGTGCTCCTTCGGATACGGCGTGGCGGTCATGGCGAGCTGCACGCCACGCCGGAGGGGCCACGCATAGCGATGGCATCCCGGATGCACCAGCCGCCGCGTGACGCGCGCTAGGCTTGCGGCAAGCCATCGCCCCCGGTCGCCCGATGGCGGCGCTCCTGCGCCCGCCCCGGCCAGCAGCGCGGCACTGTAGCGCCAGCCGCGCTCCCCGCTGCGAATCTTCTGGATAGACCGGGCGCTCATCACCGAGCCGTCCGGCAGGAGCCGCAGCGTGCGCGCGGTGCCCCGTCCCAGATACTGGGCGTTGTGGGCTTGGTAGATGGTCCCGAGATGCCCCGGGAATACCACGCGCCCGGTGCAGTCAGTGCGTGGCGTCGGGTCACTAAAGCTCACCACCCCACGGTAGCCGTCGCGCCGCAGGAGTTCGAAGCACCGCGCCAGAAACCACGTCTCGCCGTTCGCGGGCACGTCATCGAGGAGCACGAAGCGGCCCAGTTCCACACTGTCGCGCGGGTCGCCGGGGAAGACCGACGTCAGGGCCTTGACATTACATGGCACCGAGAAGACCGCGACACCCACGAGGGCCCCGTGGCGGTAGAGCCCCACACGCGTCCGGGCGGCCGGGTAGGTGGCGCTATAGTGATGCTGCTGCACGAACGTCTTGGCGACCGCGTCCGAGGCAAGGCGCGCGACCGCGTAGTCCTGCGTCGTAATCACCTCTCCGGCGGGGCGATAGCTGTCGCGCCGGTCGCGCCAGCGTTGGCACGGGGGCGTCATGAGCTGTGTACCTCGGACTCCAGTACATCACGAGGTCGCACGAGGTAGTCGGCGAGACCATCGACCCGGACCGTGATCGGGTCGAGCGACTGGATGGTGTGCCACGCTGTCTGCATCCCAAGGGATGCAGACATCCCCCGGACCTTGATCCTGTCCCCGATCTGAAGCGTTTCGCTGCCCAGTACTGGCTCGCCACGCCACTCGCCGCCCAGTACGGCCTCGCCACGCCACTCGCAATTCTCACAGGCATAAAGCGCCCCTTTGCCGTCGTCACTGAGAGAAGTTTTCATTTAGTCTGCTCCTGGGTCGAGTGCGTACTGGCCTCGTCAGCACCCGCCATACGGGTGAACCGGCGCGGAACGGTCCCGTGCCGGTTTCGGCCTTGTCAACGTTAAGTCGTCCTGCGAGATGCCCATCTCCTATCGAATGCCGCAATGACATCAAAATAATTCAGGCGGATCGCCTTATCGACCGCCCGCCGACGCTGCGCCGTGTCCCAGATTTTCAGTAGATCCATGTCAAAATTGTTGGCATTTGGGACACCGGACAGGGGTACGCACTCACGACAACTGAGCGCGTAGCGTGGGGACGGCATCGCTACGGTGTCCCCCAGATCGAGTGGTAGCACAGATCCGTAGGTCGCGTGTCGCTCGACTACCGTTCCGGTGGATGTTTGTCGGACACGGTAGCCCGTGGTTTTGCCGTCGATACTAATCGTACTGTTTGCATAGACCGTGATCCTAGACATAACGTGTTACTCCTATCCGTAGGGTGACCGTCCCGTGCCGGTTTCGGCCTTGTCAACGCAGGGACACATCCCGTACAAAATCCCCGTGGGCTTCGACAGCCGCGATCAGGAACGCGCTGTCCTGGATCGCACATGTGAAGCGGCACGATCCGCACCGCACGAGTACTGGCGTCAGCCGCTCCCGCTCGACGGCACGGAGTGCGGCCAGCTCCGTGGACGTGAGATACCCGGACGAGTCACGCTTCACCCTGGCGACCAGCGCCTCGGCCTCGCAGTTCCTAGTCTCTTCGGCCTGCGTGGCCGGAGATATTCCCATTTCGGCCTGCAGTCGCATGAACGCCGGATGTTGTGCGAAGTCTGGTAACGTAATCGGCACTTACTTCACCTCCGCGTCTTCTAGAACGTACACATCCGCGTCTTCTTCTTTTGATTCACGCACCACGCTTTGTGCTCGTGCCCGCGTGCGGTATACGCCGACCAGTGACCGGTCTGGTTCCCACGAATCTCTTCTCCACACCTGCCATCCGTAGTCGGCGCACGGGTTGTGAAAACCTTGAAAAACATTAATAATCTTGTAAGTGATCCTCGTTCGCTGTGTCATTGTCTGCTCCTTCCAAGAATGTGGTCCGTGGCCTTCTGGGCTTGTGACGCGGCGCTAATGACGAGCCCGTGATCGTGTCTGAGTACAGTCAGCCAGCTGTTGATATACGCGGCGCTCTGCTCAAGATTGTCCTCAAGCCCCGCCTCGGCCCCTAGGAACGCCGCGCCTGAAAGGGTGACGGTTTCTATACAAGCCTGATGCCGCCGTCCAATATTCTATGCACGTCATCGACGAGACACGTGAGATCGTAAAGGAGATCATCGACTCTCTCGCACGTTGGCGTAGTAACACAGTTCGCCCAGTCTCGGACGGATTCTGCTCTACGAGTCGCCCGCCTGAGTCGCGAGACGAGATGCTCTAAGTCATCAACGCCTAATTGGCCAAGATGATCCCGCGTCAACGTGCATCTGTTTTCACGTGTTGGCATTGCCTGCTCCTTCCAAGAATGTGGTCCGTATTCAGTTTCATAAGCACGTTCCTGTTCCTGTTCGAGTGCGAGTGCGAGTGCGAGTGCGAGTTCCCCTTATCGGCTGGACAAGGATCGTAAGCTGACATAGGACGAGATGCCGATACCATGCGCGATGATCGCGATAGACTTGCGGTGATCAGCATGGCGTGATCCATCGCATAATCGGCAATGGTCGCAGGATGTACGCTTGCCTGACTCGTCCGATGCGGGACAGGCGATCTCCCGCGAATCCAGGTGCTCGTCCGATGTCCTCACGCGAAACGTACGCCAGCCGGAGCGCTTCGCCATGGCGTATTCTGTCGGAGTGTCAACGGACGCCATAAGCCATGGCCGAAGGTCTGGACGTGACTGCCATGCGTGTGTATACCCGGTGTGGAAAATCCCGTGAGTGAGATCGGCTATGACGTGGAGCGGCAATGCGGCCCCGTCTCCATACGCACCGATACGGACTCCCATACTTTGAGACGCTAAATATGTGGCTACGTCGGACGGGCGCATCGTGACATAGCGTCCTTTCCGGTAAGCTTCATAGACCGCCCGTGGCGCATTCTTCACCGCGACATAGCAGGCGCGGCCTTTTCCGGTACCGTCGCCACGATGCTTACAGATCCAGCAGATGGACCGATCTGCGCCGGTTTTAATCGCCTCTAGCGGGCTTATGTCGGATCGGACGATCCACAGTTGCGCTAGGTCTGCTCCTGTTTTGCGGTTCTTATTCCCACGATCTAGCCCGGTGATAATCGCGACAATCGGCGCATTGTCAAACGCGGAGCGTCCCTGCCACACAATCGCGGACGCTGGGACGGTGTCGGTGCGGTGCCATCGTGTCATGTGGGGTACCTGTTCCTGTTCGAGTGCCTGTTCGAGTCCGAGCGCGAGACTCACCTTAACCCACAGCGCTGTCGGTTGTCAAGTGCTGGGGATAGTGGCATCCTGCACCAGCGCGACTCGACCGCGACTCGGAGCGCGACTCGACCGCGACTTGACCCCTTCGAGTCGCGCTCGGCACTCCGGTTATGCGTTTTTCCTAAGGAATTTAGCAATCAGGGAGCGCGACTGTCGCGCTCGCCGGTCGTTCGCCGGTCGTGTGGGGACCGCTGATTCGGTGGCTGATGTCCGATGTCGCTGTCCTTGTAACCCCTGCGTTGTCAACGGCTTACGTTGCTATGGTGTGACGCGACGGTCGCGGGAGTCCTCGCGCGACTACTCCCCCTCTCTCTAGAATAGAGAGGGGGAGTCAGCAGGAGTAAATAAAAAACCGATGCGGCTGAACGGGCACAACGGGCTATCATCGCCACTCGCTGGCGGTCCCGCGCGTGAGAGAATACGGCTAAGGCAACCCCCGGCAACCCCCGGGAACCCCCGGGAACCCCAGGGAACCCAAGGGGAACCCCAGGGAACCCACGGCGGCTGTTCGTGCTAGACTGCTAGTAATGACGTGTAGCTTTGTAAGCTGTGACATTGCAACGTCTTGCGGCCTCGTTGGAGGGTGTCAGCGGGGTCAGATCAGGATGCACTATCCAAGTAAACACAACGCGCATTATGCGACGCTGCGAGGCGAAACACCCCAAGTTGGCGTGACCTTCGCTAAGGCCAAATCGCCATTTACGGCGATTTGGGACACGGGCGAAAGTGAGCTAACCGAGTCTACGTAAGCGAAGGTCTATGATTTGCTGGGGAATCGACGGTTTTCGGTCTGGTCAGGAGACACATCGAACGGCGAAGAGAAAGAGAAAACGACTTTGCGTTTTCCGAACCAATATAAGGACCGATCTGGCGACCGCCCCTCACGGAAAAAGTCTCTCGGGTACTGCTTTATGTTTCTGTAACGTATCTCGAAGTACGTCCACACGGCGTGACGAGCGTGACACTTATGGGACAACTTGAGACATTTAATGAGAGATGTCTTCCCTGTCCGTGCACACCGTAACGATGGCTATCCCCTCCGTTTGGCCTGCAACCGTGCAACCGCTCGCGTCGGAAGAGGGACGCGTCTCCCCAGGACTGGCGTATAGTACACAGCGTATGCGGGACAAGTATCAGCGGTTTGTGAACGAGTATCTCGTGGACCTCGACGCCACGCGTGCCGCCGCAGCGGTTGGGTATGTGAATGCCAACGACCGCCATTACGCGTCCAAGCAGGGATACAAGCTGATGCGGCGTCCGGACATCCAGGCAGAGATTACGGCGCGCAAGCGGCAGCAACTGATCCGGGCGGAACTCACGGCCGTAGCGGTACTCGACCAACTCCGGGCATTAAGCATGGTGGACATGCGGGAGTTTTTCGATACGGACGGCCGGATGAAGCCCCCGAGCCGCTGGACGGCGGACATGGGGCGGGCCGTGAGCAGTTTTGACGTGGTGAAGCGGAACCTCACCACGGGCGACGACAAGACCGACGAGGTTTTTCGGGTGCGGCTCGCGGATAAGGTGCGGAGTTTGGAGATGCTAGCGAAGCACTTTGGGCTCTTGGTGGACCGGGTGGACCATAGTGGGGCGATTGTGTTCCAGCACGAGCAAATGGACGCCCCGGTGACGGTGGAGGCGGTGCGGGTACCGGAGACGCCATGACGACCGCGCAGCGGGTAGTGATTCCCTACACCCCGCGACCGCTGCAGCGGGAGATAGGGCAATTAGCGCGGCAGAAGCGGTTTGGCGTCTTGGTTTGTCACCGCCGGTTTGGCAAAACGGTACTGGGGGTGAATTTAGCGCAGCAGATGGCGCTCCAGTGTCCGCACGACCGGCCCCGGAGCGCCTATATCGGTCCCACCTATACCCAGGGGAAAGCGGTAGCCTGGGATTACATGCAGTATTACGCCAGGCCGGTCCCGGGGGTGGAATTCAACCAGTCCGAGCTGCGGGCGGATTTTCCCAACAGGGGCCAGTCCCGCATTTACGGCGCGGATAACCCGGATAGCTTACGCGGGTTGTATCTGGACCGCGTCATTTTGGACGAATACGGCTTGCATCCGGCCAAGACGTTTTCCGAAGTCATTGGTCCCACGCTGGTGGACCGTGGGGGCAGCGCCTTGTTTCTCGGCACGCCCAACGGGAAGAATCAATTCTACGACATCGCCATGTTTGCGAGGGACGCGCAGCGCGACGGGCACCCGGAGTGGTTTTACCGCGAATGCAAGGCGAGTGAGACCGGGATTCTCGACGCCAGTTATCTCGCCTCCGCCCGCTCGGTGATGACGGCCGACGAATATGCCCAGGAATTTGAGTGTAGTTTTGAAGCCTCGGTCAAGGGCGCGGTGTACGCGGCCGAGCTGCAGGAGGCGCGGGACGCGGGCCGCGTGACGACGGTGCCTCTCGATCCGGCGCTCCCCATTGATAC